TTGACCAGTCGCCAATATGCTTGTTGACTTGCTCAGAGATGAAACCAATCGTGGCATCAAGATAAACAGCTTTGAACATCTCAAGACCCGTCAGGTCTTTATACCCAAAGTTGTTGAAAGACACAGTACAACTTGCGAGAAACTCTGCATCGAGTTCCCGCTGCTCGTTGTCCTTCATCTTTTTGCCACCCTTTTTTACGAACTCCAGCACAGCGCGATTGCGGATGCTTTGAGCTTTCTGAAAGGGTTTTGAGCCTGGTCCGTAGATCGTGATGCTTAGCGGCAAGCCCTTCTCGTTATGCAGAGGGTCGCCATCGGGCGTTTCAAGTTCAACAATCGTAGTGTCGTTGACAGCAAGTGTAGAAATATCAAACATGATAAATGATCCTTCGCGGGGATGTTTGCCCTTACCCCGCGCCCGTTGACCCCGCGAAGAGTCAGGCGGACGTGGGGCAGGTGCTAGGTTTTCCAATTAAGCAGCTAACGCTTCGACGATGCCAACGCCAGCGCTATTGGTGGTAATTTCGAGCGAGCAGGTTGCGGTAGTGATCGAATCGACCGATCCAACGCTAACCTTGAAGTTCATGACCTTGGCACGAAAATAATACTTGTCGCCATTTTGAGTCGTGACCTTGAAGCTGTAATCGCTGTCAGAAAGCGAGGCTGTTTTCATAATGATCTGACCAGCGTCGTCGGTATCAAGACCAAGCGAAAGCGACATCGTGCCTTCGTTGAATGATCCCTTAAATTTCTGGGTTCCACGAGTGCCGACTGGGTTATGAGTAACCAGCGCGAACTCTCGGCCAAACTCGCCAAGGTCGGTAATTTCGCCAACCAGAGCTGGTGCTGGCGATGCGTTAAAGAGCGTGTTGTAACCGCTCGAATCATAGGTTGCAGGTGCAGACGATGTGACCCTGAGGGTTGAGCCTGCGGAGGTTGCGACAGTCATGGTTTTCTCCAGTTAAAAAGCCCCAACGGGGTCACTCGTAGTACATCAAAACGTAATCGGCTGGCTGAGTCCAAACACCAATATCATTGTCTCGGTCTACAGGGCCGATATTGTCTAAGCGGCAGCTCACAATAAGATGCCCCAAAACAGTATCATTATGCTTGAAATCAAGCAGAGTCCGCAATGCAGCGAGGATTTGCTTAACGGTCGCAATGTCTTTTGCAAGCGGATTGAATTGGATTCTAGCGCGAGCCATTTGATCTGCTGATTGATAGGCTAGCACTGGGTCTGGTGTCGTGTCGATGACCGTATAGACCAAAGCAGGATAGGTTGTATTCTTTGGAAGCTGCACAAGCGCATTGCGCGTACCAATAATCGCCGTGATCGACGCATCTTTAAGAAGCTCTGCAACGATTAGTTCCGCACTCATCTTAGCTTCGCAACCTCTATAGGTAATCGGTTTTGAACGTAAACCTTGAAAGCGTCCATCGCTTCTTTTTGCTTACGATCAAAGGCTTTACGCATAAAGAATGTCGGTTTAATGCCTGGATGGATCACAGCATTGCGAATCACAAAACCACCTGGTGTATTGAATTTTAGTCTCTTCGAAACCGTGTTCGCCGTTTTCCTCCTGCCAATCGTCGCTTTCGGGATGCGATAGGGTTGACGCTTACTTCGACCGCTTCCAGCGTAATAGCTGGCTGTCCCGAATTCGAGCATGTGAGCGTAAAAAGCACCGCCTTTATTGCGATCGATTCTGACGTATCCGTATGCCTTGCCACGACGAACGTCTGATTCCGACTTGATGGACTTGCGAAGAAAACCGGAATCTTTAGGGACATTAGCCCTTGCCTCATCTCTAAACACAGCAGCGCCAGCTCGCAAAGCACCGCGAGTGATGTTGCGTTCGATCCTTACGGGCAGTTCTTGCAAGGCTGCGTAGAGCTCAGCAAGACCGGTTACTTCAAACTGTCTTTCCACTCTGAGTCCAGTTTAGAGTTGCTTCATCCCATGAGTACATCTCACCGTCCGTTGGCATAGCTACTGGAGCTTCCCACTGTGCATCTGCATTCAGTGTCCAAGATGCAAAAGGCTGTGGCGGCACAAAGGCATCTATATCTGCTCGGTAGGTGTAGCCAATCCCTGCGTAGTTCTTACGCATGTTTCCGTTGTAGGAAGTCTGCTTCCAAGTACCACCGAGGATTTTCTCAAGATGCGCTGCGCCAATGTGTTCTTTCTCAACGCCAGAAGCATCACTGGTGTCTTTGTTATCGACCACCACGACTTGAGTGACGATGTTGTTTTCGTCTAGCTTGCAAAAGTGAGCCATCTACGCCTCCAGCTTTAATCCAGTTAAATCCATTTCTTCCCCAACGACACCGACTGGGAAGGTGTTAAACGATAAGCTAATCCGAGTGTCATCGCCTTTGATTTCAGGAACCATGTGCGTCAGGCTTGATGGAAACAGAATCAGCTTTCCTGCTGTGGCTTCAAACCACCAAGACTCTGAGTTGTACGGGTTCCACTGTTCAGGCGGAAACTTGATCTGCTGCCAGCCATCACGGTAGAAGTAAATCCTGTCATCAGCGTTAGTCTGCACATAAAACACACCTGAGATGTAGCTATTAGGATGTGCGTGTTTGTGATGGTATTGCCCTGGCTCTGAGTAGTTACACCAGCTTTGGGTAACTCTCAGGCTGACATTGTGCTTGGGATTGACTGTGCTTTTGAAGTAATCCGAAACCGCATCTTCTATGAATGAACGCAGGGACGTTAGCGCAGGGTCACGCAGTACAAAGTTGTTCGTGCTTGTGGTGTTGCCCATGTTGGGTCTTGTTGGCAGTTCACGGATGAAGAACAACTCTTCATCGCTCAGAGGTCTACCAAGCTCTGCAAAGCCTACAGGGATGGGAAATAGATTATGCAACTGCACGTTCAAATTCCTCTTTGGCTATGCCCATCTCTTTTAGTTGTTCGTCGGTGTAGATCGTAGGGATGCTGTCCTCAAACTCTCTGATCTTGTCAATGACCCAATACACTTCTTCAATGCTTGGGCATGGCCGTGGATCATCCCACCGAGTAAAGACGTTGTTACTGATTTCCCACTTGGCTCCAGGACGAAGCAAGTGCATGGCTGTATCGATTCCAAGAAACTTGTAAACTTTTGTAGTCATGTTATTGATTGATTTTGATGATTACGATACCGGAGCCGCCTGCGCCGCCATCAAAAGCAAACGCTCCGGCCCCACCGCCACCGCCTGTGTTAGCTGTTCCGGCAGAACCGGCTCCAGATGCAGAACCGTTTCCACCACCACCTTTATTTGCAGTGGTTGATGTGCCGCCTCCTAACCCCGCCGTTCCACCACGACTGCCAGCCCCGCCGCCACCAGCATAATAAATAGTTGACCCTGAAATTGCAGATGTTTGAGCGGTGCCGCCATTTCCATTATTAGGACTGCCGTTTTGGCCTACACCACCTGCGCCACCTCCACCTCCAGCATAATAATTTGGCGCACTAGCATTACTATCGCCGCCATTATTACCTTGTGATGGGGAAACGCTTGGGGTATTACCAGCGCCCCCAGTAGAAATTCCAGGAGATTGATGCCCACCACCACCGCCAGACCCACCAGCTAAACCGTTTGTATTGTTTTTGCCGCCACCGCCACCGCCAGCCGCAGTAATGCTTGAAAATATTGATTGACTACCAGAGGTCCCATTTGTTGAACCGGCGCCAGAAACACCACCAGCACCACCACCTCCTACGGTTACGGTGTATTCCGTTCCAGCAGAGACACTTAAACTAGATCCAGCGATAAACCCACCAGCTCCCCCGCCACCGCCTTGCTGACCACCTGCACCACCACCACCAGCAACTACAAGATAGTCAACGCTGGTCACACCTGTCGGGCAAGTCCATTTGGTAGTGCCTTTGAACGTAAATACGGTTTGGCTAGGTACGGTGTACTTTAGGATGACGATACCGGAGCCGCCGGTTACGCCATTTTGATTAGCAGCATTGGCATTACCGCCTGAAGCGCCACCACCTGTGTTTGCAGTACCTGGATTACCTGCTGTATCGCTTGTTGCCGGTGTAGATGCGCCGCCACCTGTACCACCTGTACCGCCTGTGCCAGCATTTTTACCGCCAGCCCCTCCACCAGCATACGTAACACTAGAACCAGAAATTGTTGTCGCTGTTCCATTGCCGCCGTTTCCAGCAGCATTTGCGCCTGCATTACCACCTACCGCACCAGCGCCTCCGCCGCCACCACCGGCGTTTGTATTACCTGTTCCACCTGTATTGCCTTGAGACGGACTTGTGCTTGGTGTATTACCCGCACCGCCTGTGCCGCCGGAGCCTCCTGTTGTCCCTGTGCTTCCGCCTCCACTACCACCAGCTAAAGCAACAGCACCAGGGCCACTTACCACACCAGAACCTCCACCACCTCCCCCTGCCGATGTAATTGTGCTAAAAATAGAGCTTGATCCAGAAGTTCCGGCAACTGTGTTTGAGGTACTCCCAGCACCACCGCCACCTACGGTAATTGTGTAATCCGTACCTGCTGTAACACTTAAACCAGTCCCCGTTCTAAAGCCACCTGCCCCACCTCCTCCTGCTCCATTCCCTGTCCTTCCACCCCCACCACCACCAGCCACAACTAAATACTCAACACTAGTAACACCAGAGGGGCAAGTCCAAGTAGACGTAGCGGTAAAGGTTTGGACGACGGTGTATCCACCACCACCGCCTCCAGCAAATACTTGTCCGATTAGGACAGACAAAATACCTGTCATGACACGTTCCCAGAAACAACACAAACCGTACCAGAGATAAACAGGATCGTAGCCACACCTCTTGTTGCTAGCGTCATCGTGGCTTTGTCCGTATCTGTTCCAGCGATGTAAGCGGTCGTTATTGACATGGTAAGCGTGATGGATGACGATGAGTTGTTAAAGATAACCACCACATCGCCAGCAGCAAAGGTTGAGTTCGGAACCGTCTGGCCTGCACTCACCGATAGCAATTTACCGACATCACCAACAACAAGCGTATTGGTTGCATTGCTCGATACAGGCACATTCCTAAAACCAACTGGATTCGTACCATCTACCGTACAGCTTGATAGCGTTCCTGAAGATGGTGTACCTAAGGCGCCGCCAGGAGCCACATAATCCGTACCAGCTGAGGCGTTGGCAAGAGCGCCTCCGGAGTTGGCTTTCAATATTGCGGTGCCAGATGGAGGTACTAAATAATCAGTGCCAGCTGTTGCGGCAGATATTGCCGTTCCATTGCCCTTTAGAACCCCTGTAATTGAGGTGGAAAGCGTAATCGCAGGTGTTGATGTTGCGTTTGCCACCGTACCAGCAAAACCGTTAGCAGACGCGACTGAAACTGTCGTTACAGTGCCAGCACCAGATGCAGAGGTCTTGAGGTTGCCGTTTGTATCGTAAACCCCATCGGTTGTCCAAGTGTCATTAGACGCTAAGGTTACCTTCGCTAACTGCCTTGCTGTGCCGTTGTTGTCATAGCTTATTGTGAGCGTGACAGAGGCACTGTCTTTGTTTTGGATGCTGATCGACTTGATAACGCGCCTGGTCGAGGAGGCAGGAGCTGCTACAAGCGTAACCGGTGTCGTGCCATTTAGCGCACCGTCGGTTGATCCCTCTGTGAGCGAGGATGATGTGCTGTCAGCCCAAGTAACGACAAATTCTGGGTTGCTGGTCGCAGCAGCGCCAGACATTACCGCCTTGATCGTCTTGGTCGTTGAGTCTAAGACTAAGGTAGCCATGAAAAATCCTTACGATAAAAACCAAGCAAAATTCTGAGCTGTTGAGTAACCACCACCGCCGCCGGTTGCTGTCAATGTCCCAGCATCATAAGATAAGCCTGACCCAACTGTTACATTAGAAAAACCACCGCTGCCGTTGTTAGCAAGCAGCTGCGCGTTCGTGCCAGTGGTCGCCGCTGCGTAATCTGTGCCTGCTGTGGCATTGGCTAATGCGCCGCCGGAGTTAGCTTTAAGCAGCGATGTTCCAGATGGTGGCGCAAGGTAATCTGTGCCTGCCGTAGCGTTGCTAAAACCTCCTGAGCCAGAGCCTTTTAATATGCTGGTGCCTGATGTGGCTGGAGCGTAATCCGTACCGCTAGCGGCCGCTGCAATCACGCCTGAAGATGCCTTTAGCAGTCCAGTGGTCGATGCAGCTTTGATCAGCTTGCCGGTAGTGCTATCAAATAGCGCAATCTGATTATCTGTTGCCGATGATGGCCCGACTACATCGCCTGAGCCACCTGCTCCAGTGGCTGAGAGTGTTCCTGCGCTAAAGCTAAGGCCAGTGCCTACAGTAACGTTACTAAAGCCACCGGAGCCATTGCCGTACAAGATCGAAGTGCCGCTCGTTGCTGGCGCATAGTCTGTGCCGCTTGTCGCTGTCGTAAAGCCTGATCCGTTACCCTTGAGAATGCCGCTTAGGCTAGTCGTGACAGCAATCGTACCGGAGCTCGTTACAGGTGAGCTTGCAACAGAAAACCCACTCGGCATCGTCAAGCCAACGGACGTAACTGCTGCGATTGTTATGTTAGCTGTGCCATCGAATGACACGCCGTTGATCGTCCTGGCGGTCTGTAACGCTGTGGCAGTTGCCGCATTGCCTGAGGTGCTTTGATTAAGCGTCGGAATATCAGCAGCGACTAAAGCCCTGAATGTAGGCGTTCCAGATGAACCGTTAGGCGCAGCAAGCACATAGTTTGCTGTCTTGGCCGCATAAGGATTAACAGTGTCGCCATAGGCTGTAGCAAGCGCAATCGTGCCTGTGCTTGTAATCGTGCCACCGCTTAATCCTGTGCCTGCTGTGACGCTAGTAACACCGCTTGCACTTTGCTCTGCCCACTCTACATCCGTCGCGCCAGCATTGACCGTAAGCACCTTCGTAGCGTTGCTAGCGTAAGACGGCAATAGGTTAGTCCTTGCCCCAGCAGCAGTGCTAGCCCCAGTGCCACCGTCTGCAACCGCCAAGTCAGTGATTCCAGCAATTGAGCCTCCCGTAATCGAGACATCGTCAGAGTCTTGCGTCGAAATCGTGCCGAGCGTACTAGTTGCAAGCGTCGTAATGTCGCCAATAGAAACTTTGAAGTTACTAGCGCCTCGCGTAACCGGAATTTCATCGCCTGACTGAGCTGGCGATCCGTCATTAAGCTGACTGATCTTTACGTCTGCCATGTTTACTCCAAAATCAAATAATCGCCGTTTTCGAGGATGAGAATATCGCCATTCTCAAGCGCAAAAGGCTGGATTTCTGCCTGCAAAATAATCCCTGAGTCTCTGCACTCAAAAACAATCGACTTTCGATCTTCTTCGATGTCATAGGCAGCGGCAATGTTGTACACACGGCTCTGGTAAACAATGCGCCGAGAATCGGTAATTGATGCAGGCAAGAAATTAGCGTTATACCGAACGGTAATCTCGTGCGTGATGTCTGGACTAAGCTCAAAAGCCTTGACTTTCTCTCGCGCTGAGGTTGTTTTGACAGGTCTAATACTTGCCCAAACAATCGCAATGTCTGACCACGTTTCAATCTGCTGACCGTAATCATCAACGGAAATACTTTGCTCTTGTATCCGTATGCGTCGGTTAAGTTTGCCAGCCCGCACATTAGACCCCCATCTTGATTCGATAAGGTGTCAAAAGGTGCATCATCCCGAGGGGATAAGCTGTGACCATATTGCCTACGTTAACGCTTTCTCGATTCTCGTATAAATGCCCGATCATCATAAGCATGGCCTGGTAGATCGGTTTTGGCAGATTCCAGCGCGTAGGGCTTCCAGCTGCGTAGCCAGCAATAAAAGTAACCGTGACTGCGTTCTTTTGCACCTTAGTCGGAGGCCAAGGGTCAACGTATTGCAGTACCGCTGGCTTGTCGTTAGGGTCTAAGCGATAGGCAGTCGACGAAAGCGTCTGAGTATTCCCGTCACTATCGACGTATTGAACGGATGTGATCGATCTCACCGGCCAGATGCCAAGGTCTAAATCGTCTGTTGGGAATTCGTCGTAGTAAGCGACAAAGGTTTGCTGAGTAAGCGCCAAGCCCGTATAGTTCTCAGCATCTTGCCGAGCAACGGTGATGAGTGCAGATACTAACGAATCGTCTGGATGCAGCCCAGCCTCCAAATCCAAGCGCAAATGCAACTGGGCCTGTGCCAGCGTAATAGGCTCAACGGATTGGTCGCCCTGTGCGATCAGCTTGGGTAGCATTCTTGCCGTCCTTATCGTTCATGTAATACTGAGAATCTGCCCCGAGCCATTCTCTCAGTTTTGACCCATCGTGGTCAAATTCTCCGTAAAAGTTAGTGTCATGGCCTGAGCCGATACCGGCTCGTCCTGGCAATCCCTTGATGCCGACTGTGAGCTGCGAATCGAAAAGATGCCTCGACTTAGCCTTCTCCCAAAGCACAATGTCAATAAACTTATGCTGATTCATCGCAACGCTTCTAAACAATGCAAGCGCATTGCTACGCATAGCCGTCGAGCATAGGCTTGCGTGGATCAAGTTTTCCATGTGTCGCCAGGTCTTAGTCCGAACATTGTAGTAACGAGCTCGTCGTTCGCCTATCAATTCAGCGTTCTTGAACTGAGCAAAAACAGTCTCTAGCCATTGCGGAGCGTAATAATCGTCATCCTCGATAATCACAATCCACTCGATGCCACTAATCTGTGCGAGCCCTGCCTGTAGGTTCCTTGCCTGTGTGTTTGAGCCATCCCAGAATGGCTCCGGTCTTACAAAAACCAGCTCCCAATGCTTGCGGCTGAATGTCGTTTCTTGTTGCTTCCTGCCATCGTCTACGATAACCCAGCGAACGGGGCCGCTATAGGTCTGCCTTGCCATCCAGATTTGGCACAAGTCCCAGGCTCGCTGCCTCTCTCCGGTGGTGGTCAATAGCGTTAGCATTGGTCTATCGGTTTACGCTCAAAGCATGTCAACGTAGTGTGTCTGCTTGCGTTAATAACCTTTGCGCCTTGCCTTTGCAAGTCCGCTGCAAGCCTTGGAAACTTAGCTCGCCAGAGCTCATAGGGCTGCGTCGTTGTTAACGTCGGTGGATGTTGCCCAAACCAGTGCGCCTCACCTTTTAGGCTAGGGCCGCAATCAAACCCAAGCAGGATGATTCTGTCAGCGCCCCAGAGATACGCAAGATTGATAGCCTGATAGCCACTATTGCCGCCTTGATGGATTTTGTCATGAAGGCCAAGCCCTGGATGTGATTCCGAGCCTATCCGATGAAGGCCGTATTTGCTTGCAGCCCACTCGTCTTGAGTCCAGAGCTCGCCTTTGAAGGCCTGCCGCGCTTCTTGGTGGTAGACCTTCCACCATCCTCCATCACAGGCGTAGAGAACGTCTGCGAAGGGTGCTCGCTTGTAACTGTCGTTGATTGCGATAAATCGCCAGGGCTTTGTGCCAGCGAGGTCACAATCATCTGTGGTGAGACTTGGGCCGGAGGCGAAGATACAGACAGTTTCGCCCCGCCAGCGTCCGTGGTCTCTGATGCTGACGGCATTGTGCGAACTGTCCTGCGAGGGTTTAGGATTTCAACGCATCCGGCTGACTCTAGCTGTTCAGCGAGTCCAATCGGCAGTTTTAGGCGTTGCTTGCGTGTGACGCTTCCAATTCTGGAGTCTGCAAAGTGTTGCAGCGCTACGACTTCGATGAGTTCCATGATTTCTTCGCGGGTGTTAAAAAGGCCCATGGCTTGTTACCTTGGGCCTGTTTTGCCATGTCGAGTAGCAAAAGGCTGCTCGCTGTGCCGAGTCAGGGAAATCGCGCTCGCTTTTTCCCGTCCTCGGCTTTGGCATTAGAACGTGCCTTTGATAAAGGCAGCAGGACGATAGACCGTCAGAGCGAGGCGCTCTTCAGCCAGCAGCGTTGCCATGTTCTTTTTGAAGTTGTCGCCATCTTCATAAGAAATTTGGACAGCTGCGTCCATGCGATCCCAAACCTGAGCACCCATCGTGAAAGCGCCAACCAAGAACGTGCCTTCGGCGATGGAGTTGGTAGCGACAACGCGCTTGCCCCAGAGCTGAGGGCCAGCAAGTGCCATCGGATTTGCCATGATGTACTGACCATCAGTTGCTTTGGTCAATTCGATAGCTTCCCAGTCCTCAGGGTTGATAACAATCGCATCGGCTGCGTACTCGCTCAATGCTGCCTGAGTGATCGCCTTGCGAAGGGTATCTATGCGGGTGTCGCCAGTTGCGCTGCGGTTGTAGGCAGTGTTATTGCCGCTTGCCAACAAACCAGACAACGAGCCGGAAGTGCCAGCGCCGTTAAGCAGCTGATCTTCCTCTTCGAGCTTCAAGCCATAGAGCAGACGGCCATTTACGTACGACTCAAGCTGAGGCGCATCATCGAGAACCTGACGGCTAACAGGGATGAAGTGAGCAAGTGTCACGACAGCAGCATTTGCAAGCGTGAAGGTGATGCCGCTCTCAGGCTTGGTAACGTTCTCACGATTTGGGCTGCTGTACTGCGCTGCAGCGTTGTTCGTGTAAACGTTTTCTTTCGTGAACTGCACGAGGTTGCTAGCAGTGCGGCCAACGGGCATAAGATCACGGATCGTCAACACGCGATTGGGATTGGTGATAATCCCAGGTACGCGCATATCAGCAACGAGTGGCTGATTCTGGCCGGTTGCGTTAACGATAGCGGTCTTAAGCTCAACGCGAGCAAAC